TGCGACGCGGGATCAGGCGATGATTCTGTACCGGCAGGCGTCCCGGGTCATTCGCCGTTCGGAGCTCCAGGGGTGGCGGTGTTATGACGGGTATCGGCGGATCGTGAACACGAGGACGGGGTCGATCATCCAGATTTTCGCGGCTGATGCGGGGCATGGTGACGGGGTGATTCCGACGCTGGCGGTGATCGATGAGCCGCATCGGCAGGACAACATGGATTTGTATTTGACGTGGTCGGGGAAGCTCGGCAAGAGGGCGGGACAGTTGTTGCTGATCTCGACGGCGGGTGAGCCGGGGACGGAGTTTGAGGAGACCCGCGCCCGGATCAAAGCCGAGGCGGTGCGGGTCGACCGGGATGGTGCGTATGCCCGGTTTGAGGGTGCGGGGATCGTGATGCATGAGTGGGCGTTGGAGGATGGCGCAGACCCGTCGGATATTCAGGCGGTGAAGCGGGCGAACCCGCACAAGGGCATCACGGTCAAGAGTTTGGCGGCGAAGCTGGCACGTCCGACGATGACGGAGGCGCACTGGCGCAGATTCACGTGCAACCTTCCGACCAGGACGACGACGCCCGCGGTGACTGAGAAGGAATGGCGGGAGGCCATGTCGGTTGATCTAGACCCTCTCCCGGCTGGTGTTCCCGTCGTTGCTGGCCTCGATGTGGGCTGGCGGTACGACTCGACGGCGCTCGTTCCATTGTGGAACACAGATACGGCGCGTGTTCTAGGCCCGGCAACCATCCTGGTACCACCTCCTGATGGTCAGCTGGAGCTTTCACAGGTGGAACGAGCGATCGTCGAGCTACACCGACGCAACCCGATCACACTCCTGGTCATGGACATCAGCGACGCCAGAGACGTCCATGACTTCGCGGTCGACGAGCTCGGCTTGGACGTCGAAGTCCGCAGCGTGGGAACTAGGGCGCAGGTGACTGACTACTCGGAGTTCATGAAAGCGCTCAGGGCTGGCGTGCTGAAACACAGCGGCGACCCGGGGCTTACCCGGCACGTGCTGAACGCGACAGTTCGGATCATGCCGTTGGGTGATGCGGTGTTCGCCCGCCCAGGTATTTCACGGAACACGAACGCGGGGTTGAGGGATAGACGGCAGATCGACGCGCTCGTCGCTGCCGCCTACGCGAACACGGCGGTTGCGGCGAATCCGTCGTCTGTGTACGACTCGCGTGGCCTGATCGCGGTTTAGCCCGTCTGTAACATCCTTTACACTCACGGGTGGTGCAGGAGACCGTCCGCCAGGGTGATGGCCGCGTGTATGCGCGCGAATACCGCATGGCCGGACTGGCGAACCCGCCCGACTGGCTATTCGACGCGTGGGGCGGCAGTAAAACCCAGGCCGGTGAACGCGTCTCTGTTGACGGGTCGATGGCGATCGCTGACGTGTTCGCTGCCGTGTCGATCATCGCGGAGACGATCAGCACGTTGCCGCTCAAAGTCTTCCGAGACCTCTCCCAGGTTCCCACGGTCTCGTCGGACGGCATCGACGAGGCCACCCAGCACCGCGCGTACCGGATGTTGCACGACATGCCGAACCCGTACGTCCCCGCGCACAGGTTCTGGTCGACGGTGGCGGCGCACCAGTTGCTGTGGGGTAACTGGTTCATCGAGAAGCTTCGCGGAGTAGACGGCCTCGTCGCCGAGCTCCGACTGTTGCACCCGTCGTGTGTGGAGGTTCTGTACAACCCGGACACGGGGGAGAAGCGGTTTAAGGTGACCCGGTACGCAGGCCAAGTGGACGAGCTAGACGGTGACCGCTGCCTGCACGGGTACGGCCTCTCCACCAACGGCCTGACCGGCATGTCACCGATCGAGCAGGCCCGGGAAGCGCTCGGCGTCGCTCAGGGCCGGGTCAGGTTTGAGGGTGACGTGTACGGCCAGCGCCCGTACATCAGCGGGGTGGTGCAGCATCCGGCGACGATCAAGGACGGCGGCGTCAAGCTCCGCGAATCATGGCGGAGCATCTACGGGTCAGGAGGCAAAGACCGCGGCGGCGTCGCCGTGCTGGAAGAGGGCGCGATCTTCAACCCGATCACGGCACCGTTGCAGGACATGCAGTTCGTCGAGGCCGCCCGCATGAGCAAGACGGAGATAGCGGTGCTGTTCAAGCTGCCGCCCTCCTACCTTGGTGGCAGCACGGGGGATTCGCTGACGTATCAGACGGTGGAGGGGAATAAGATCCAGTTGGCGACGCAGGCGATTGCCCCGGTGGCGCACAACATCGCCCAGTTCCTCTCCCGCGACTTCTCGATCTTCCCGTTTCAGACGTGGTACGCAGAGTTCGTCATGGAGGGCCTGCTGCGCGGAGACTCCACGTCACGGATCGCGTACTACCAGGGCCTGAAGGACATGGGTGTTATCGATGAGAAGTGGATCGCGGCAACCGAGAACCTCCCGGATCCGCCACCACCAAAACCCGTGCCGCCGCAGCTTGTGTCAAATCCTGACACTGGTACGTCCGCCGTGGGTTCCACAATGATTGGTGTGAACGGCAATGGGTGAGTTCCTGCGTGAGCTCCGCTCGGCGGGCCTGGTCGACGCAGACGTCAAAGGCAGAACCGTCCGCGGATACGCGGCCGTCTACGATTCGCCCTGGTCGGAAGCGCTGATCGAGGAAACCGGGTACGTCGAGAAGGTAGCCCGCGGCGCGTTCCGCAAAGCCTTAGGCAAGGCCGGAAACGTGCCGCTGCTCAGGGAGCATGAGCGCCGTTCGATGCTCGCCACCACCCGAAACAAGAGCCTCAGGCTGAAGGACGACGCCAAGGGCTTGTACTTTGAGGCGGATTTGCCGAAGACGACTTTGGGCGAGGACACGCTGGAGGAGATCCGGTGCGGGAACGTGTGGGGCATGAGTTACGGCTTCGCGTCAGACCCCGTGAAGGACTCCACCTACACCTACTCGCCGAACACCAGGACGATCACGAACGTCCAACGGCTGCTGGACGTGACGTTGACGTGGGAACCGTCGTATGAGGCGGCGACCGTGGAGCTACGCAGCCAAGGCTTTGTCGCACTCCCCATGCAGGAAATCTTCGTCGGTGCGGAGGAACAGGACGAAGAGGCGGCAGGGGAGTTCTCCTCCCATGACATGAGCCACTTCAGAGCCCGACGGAGGGCACTGGAAATGTCAATACTCGAAAAGGGAGGACGTCTCCCATGAGGGAAGACGAGTTCAAACAGCTGAAAGAGCAGCGCATGCAACTCGTAACCGAGTTGCGTTCGTTCTCGGATGCGATGCAGGAGCGGGCGTCTGAGAACGACGGCCAGATCGCCGCGGAGGACGAGCAGGAGTACGAGAAGCGCGAGAAGGATCTGATCGACCTCAACCGCAGGATCGAAGTCGAGCAGCGCACACAACAGGCCGTGGCGCACAACCCGGAGAACGTCGTGTCGTTCCCGGCCGACGGGACACCAGCAACACTGGAAGAGTTCCGGACGGCCCATCACGGCCGCCATTACCTTCCGGGCGCGTCGATCACTCAGAACGACATGGACGCCCCGGAGATGCGGCAGGCCATCTACTCATGGCTCGTCAAAGGCCGCGAGGGCATGGAGTTCGAGGAGTACCGTGTCCTGTCCAAGGGCGCGTCGGGCGGCGGGTTTTTCGTCCCGACCGACCTCGCGGACGCTGTTGTGCGGGCGATGCGGTTCCTCCCCGGCGGCGTCACGTCGCTGGCCAGGACGCTGACGACGTCGAGCGGCGACACGATCAACGTCCCGCTGAACCTGACGCACGGCACCGCAGCGTGGATCGCAGAATCCGGCAGCTATACGCCGTCGGACGAGACGATCACGAACGGGTCACTGTCAGCGTTCAAGGCGGGCACCAAGATCATCGTCTCCGAGGAGCTCCTCACCGACTCCGCATTCGATCTCACGTCATTCATCAGCACGGAGTTCGGTGAGCGGATCGGCGCGCTCGCAGAGTCCGCGTACATCAGCGGTGACGGGTCAGGGAAGCCGACCGGCATCCTCGACGCCGCCAGTGCTGTCACCGTCTCCACACTCCCGGCGGGCTACGTCACTACCTTGGCGTGGGCTGGGTTGGCGACTGCGATCTTCACCGTGCCAGCGCAGTACCGCGCCAACATGTCGATCCTCGTCGCGGACTCGCTGTGGGTGAAGCTGGTGGCGACGCAGGACTCGACCGGTGCGCCCCTGTGGAACCCGTCGGTTGCGAACGGTGCCCCGGACACGTTCGCGGGGATCCCGGTGTACACGCATCCGAACCTTGCAGCGGTCGGCGCGAACGCGAAGAGCGCGATCGTCGGCGACTTCAGCAAGGCGTACACGATCCGCCGCGTGAACGGCGTGTTCATGCAAAGGCAGAACGAGCTTCACTCCGACAGCGGCCAGGTCGGATTCCGTTCCTACCTGCGACTCGATGGAAAGGTGCTGCTCGCTGACGCTCTTCGGATCGTCGCGTTCGCGGCCACCTAAACGGCAATGGCGGGACAGGGGCAGCAAGGTGGAGGGCACAACAACTCCAACAAGCGGGACAAACGCGCCCGCGCGGCGGCTGCCCCTGTCTCCCGCCCTCAGGTGTTCAATCAGAGCGTGAAACCACCCGGCGGCGCTCACATCGTCGGTAACGTGCCGCCACCAGTGGAACCGACAAACAGACCAAGGAGAGGCTGAAACGATGGCAGAGACGAAGGGAAACATTCAGGATCCGGAAGAGGGGCAGGCCGTTGAGTCCGTCACGACCGCCGCGTCGCATCCGGCCGATCTGACACCAGCGCCGGTTGAGTTGCCGGACGACGTGAACCGGCCGCCCGTGTCGACGAACGACCCGGAGACGCCGATCGCGCACAGCAACATCAGCGGCGAAATGGGGCCGTCACCGGAGCCCGACATTCATCCGGAGACGCACATCGCCGCGAACGCGTACGTGACGAAGGCGGACAAGGACAACGTCGAGAAGGCCGACAAGTAATGGCGACGGGCGGGGCTGTCAGCGTCGCTATCGGCGGCTCCGCTGTCGTCTGCTGCGTCCACGACCGCGAGAAGCGGTCGGTGACAGAAATGCGGTTCGACCCGCGACACACCAGCATCCACTTGTGCAGCTGTTGTGAGAACGTGTTTTGTGACCCGTCGGACACGCCGCTTTTTTGCCATCAGTGCCGCACGCTTCCGCTGCACTCGCTGAACGGGCCACTACCAGCACCCAGGGGGAGGGTCTGAAGTGGCTGCGATGTGCCCCGACGAGGGCCTCGACTTCATCCTCGGCCAGTTCCCCTTCAACACCGCGAAATACACGTCACCGCTCAACCTTGCGCTGTTCACCAGCCAGACCGCGTCGACGGTGATTACGCACGCTCAGACGTTCGCCAACATCACCGAAACCACGTACACCAGTTACGCGCGCCAGTCGCTGGCGGCTGCGACGTGGGGGGCGGCTGCTGAGCGGCCGACGAACCTGGGGCGGCAGCAAACCTACCCGCAGGTGACGTTCCCGACTGTGGGCGCGTCGGGCGCGACGATCAACGGGTTCTACATCACCAACAATGGCCACACGATCTGCATCGGGCAGGCCAACTTCGACGACGTCACCGCCGTCACACTGCTGACCAACGACGTGATTAAGGTGACTCCTACGTTCGCGTATCTCCACTAGTCATGGCTGGGGAGACTCAGAACTACCATGAGACGCGGAACCCGATCACGCAGACCGCGGACTACGCGTCGATAACCGGCGCAACCACATCCAAGAGCATCATGTCGGTTACCGCGGATCTGCCCGGGTCTAGCTTGGAGTATCCGAAGGGTTACTGGCAGGTCGGGAAGAAGTGGCATGTCCGCATGTTCTTGAAGATGACGACCGGTGCTACGGCGGGGAACATCACGATCGAGCTCCGGATGCAAACCGGGGCTGTCACGGATGCGGGCGGAACGATCATGGCCACCTCAGCCGCAGTCGCACTCGCCAACTCCAAGACAGCTGCGAGCGTGTTCCTTGACTTCACCGTCGAATCCAGAGGCGCGGTCGGCACGACTACCCCGATGTTCGTGAAGGGGTTTGCGTTGACTGATCCGACGTTCGCAGTGTGGGCGTCCACGGTCAATCCGATCTTCATCCCGTCCAACGCCGCCGCCGCCGTGAACTTCGACACGACGTTGGCGGGGACGGTGAATGTGCAGATGAAGAATTCCGGGGCGAACGCCAGCACGTACGTCGTGCAGGACGTCCAAGTCAACTCGATCACGTAACTCTTTATGGCGATCGCGTTTGACGCGGCGCTCGGCACACGAAACACCGCGGGCGGCGGCCAGAACCCGACGATAACCACTTCGGCGGCGGCAGCGGCCGGGTCACGGATTTTCCTGGCCGTCAGTTGGGCGTTCAATGGGGAAACCCTGTCGTCGGTTACCGGGGGCGGGCTGACGTGGACTGTCGACCAGTCCGGCGTCACCGTCGTCTCTACCCATGCGGTAGCGGTCGCGTCCGCACCGGCACCGGCAGGGCTCGCCTCGTCAACGGTGCTGACGGTCAACTTCTCAGCTGCCCCGGCTGACTCGGCGATCATCAGCGTCTTCTCAGCGACGGGTGTTTCCTTAGCCGCGAACGCCCGTGACGTGGCTGCGGTGACGGCGACGAACACGGCGGGTGCGGTGGCGTGGGTGACGCCGAACATGACGACGGTGACGCCGAACACGTTCATCGTCGGCGCGTGCGTGAACGGCTCGTCCGGCACCGCGACGGACACGGCCACGCACACAGAGGTTCACGACATGGCGAACCTGACCATGTCGCAGTCGCTGACGACCGAATACCAGATCCAAACGTCGACGGGCACTTATACGGCTGGGGGGACGTGGTCGGCGGCGAATCAGTGGGCGTGTATCGGTGTGGCGTATAAGGCTGCCGCGGCGGTGTCTGAGCCGGGGCCGGTACGTCCGCTTATGCCGTTGCTGCATCGCTTCTCACGGCTGGCGCGTCCGTACCTTCCCGTCCCCGTCCCGGTCGTTGATGTCACCGCCGGGGGTGTGGTGTACCAGCCGACCGGGTCACTGGTTGCGGGGACGGTGGCGTCCGGTGACGGCCAGGCTGAGTATTCCGAGACCGGGTCGCTGCTGGCGGACACGCTGCCGTCGGGCGCGGACGTTGCGGAACACGCCGAGACGGGGTCGCTCACAGCCGGGGTTATCACATCCGGGGACGGTGTGCATGAGGCGGTCGAGTCCGGGTCGCTCACCGCGGGCACGTCGCTGTCCGGCGCGGACGTGTTCAATCCGAACGAGACCGGCACAACCCCGGTCGGCACGTTACTTAGCGGCGTGTCGCAGTACATCCCGGCTGGGCCGGTCACGTACCAGAAGACCGGCTCGATCACTGCTGGGACGCTTGTGTCGGGGCCGGATTCGTTCCAGCCCGTCGAAGCCGGAAGCCTCACCAGTCGCGCCCTGGTCAGCGGCGCGGACGTGTTCACCGCCTCGGAGACCGGCACGACGCCGGTCGGGACGCTGCTCAGCGGTGTCAGCGTCAAGATCAGTTCCAACATCTACGTCAAGACCGGGTCGCTGGTTGCGGGGTCGTTGCTGGCGGGTGTTGACGCTTCCACCCTCAACCGTGCCGGGTCACTTGCTGCACGGGCGCTTGTGTCGGGCGTGTCTGCGAAGTCCGGCCTGCTCGACCCGGGGTTCCCCGGCCCATTCGACGCCGACACGGAGGCGGGCCGTAGTGGCGAGCTCGTCAGCGACGCCAACCTTGTCACGGCCACGGGTGGGAGGAGTGGCGGCCGGAATAGTGGGGGCGGCTTCACGTCCGCTCAGAAGGGGAGAATAGGATCCGACCAGTGAACGGCCGCATCACCCATTACGTAGCCAACAGATCCCCGTCCCTCACCGGGGTAATCACCGTGGACGGGGTGCCGGTGAACCTGACCGGCTCCACCGTGAAGCTGCAAATGCGGCTCGTCACCAGTAGCACGTTGAAAGTCGACACGTCAGCTGTGGTGACGGACGCCCCGAACGGTGCTGTCCGGTACGACTGGGCGGCCCTGGATGTCGATACGGCTGGTGTGTACGTGGGCTGGTGGCGTGTCACGAACGGATCCGGGCTGGTGCAGGACACGCCCGAGTTCCAGGTCGAGATACTCGCCCACGCAGCCGCAGGGAACGAGTACGTGAGCGTTGCGGAGTTGAAGGAGATGCTGACGCTGACGGAATCGACGTTTGCTGATGCTGACTTGTCTCGTTCCGTCGTTGCCGCGTCACGGGCGGTGGACGGGATCTGCGACACACAGTTCTATCTCGGCACGGTCGGTGAGGTTCGCAAATACACGCCGGTCAGTAGCGAGTATGTGTTGATCGACGACGCCACAGCGATCACGGCCGTATCGGCGTTGACTACAAGCCTGGTGCTGGACACGGATTACGCGAAGTTCTCGGCGCAGCCCGGCTACCCCACGAGCGTTCTGCGAGCTCTGAACGGGGCGGATCTGTTTCCACGTGGAACCGTCAACGGCGTCTCGGTTACGGGGACGTTCGGGTGGACTTCACCACCGACCGACGTGAAACAGGCCACGGCTATTTTGGCGGCGCGGTTGTTCAAGCGGGCACGTGAGGCGTCGTTCGGCGTGATCGGTTTTGAGTTCGATTCCGGGGCGATCCGCATCCCGGGTAGGGATCCGGACGTGTATCGGCTGTTGTCGCCGTATATCCGGTCGAGCCTGATCGAATGAACCTCCCC